GGCATTGATCGCCTGCGCAACATTCAGCGCAACAGTGTCGAATGCAGCATACGGGTTAGCTTCGACGCGGGTCTCCACGCGGATCTCTCGATACTCCGGGCCTTTCACAAAAAGCTCCGTAGTCAATGGCCGCCGCGCATCGAGAAACTGACATACGCGGCTGATCAAGTCAGCAGAGGGTTTCGGTGACGGATCCTCCATTTCAGCTTCCGGCACGACGACGACAGTAACGGCGCCCGGCACTTCAACGAGTGGATGGTCCGGATGTCGTAACGGAATCGCGATCGCTTTGCAGACTTCGCCCGCCTCTGCCGCGAGCGCCGCAAAATCTTCCGCCGTGATCGCGCGGTCACGGCTGCGGAGCAGGCGTGGAGCCCGCTCTGTTAGTGTCTCGACGCTCTGTTCATCTCGACCACCTGTTGCAGGTCTCTCACTCGTGACCTTTGTTTCGACGCCTGTCACAGGTGTGGTCAAGGTCCATTCAGTCGTTGCGGGCAGGTTTCCTGCACCACCGCCGCCATAACGATATTGACGTGCGATGATCTCGACACCGGCCGGTGGTACTAGACCCCGGCGTCCGTCCCCAAATCGGATTTCACCTTTAGTTTCATTCAGCACAAAGTGATTGCTGTCGGGACCTGATGACAGAAAGTCGTCGACGCACTGCCACTGCTCTTCGTGCTCTTGTTGTCCGATGCGCTCAACTGTGGTCAGCTCGAGAGAGTCGCGGCGCACGGGTTGTTTGCTGAGTGTGAAGGTTTGAGTCGGTAAGCCTTCGCTGACGCCCAAGAACTCGTCTCGAATGGTGGCTAGGTTTTCTGCTTCGACAACATTTGCGCGGATGAAGTCAATGAGCGGCGCTCGTCCAACGGGATATGTTCCGCCAGCCAGCCGAACACGCAGCCAGAAACGCTCCTCATCAGTAACTTTCTCTTCCTTTGTCGCAGCCGGATCCTTTGGACCTTGCACAAGGATGTAGCCCTCGCGCGTGAATGCGACACTGTCATCCTTGAACATATTCAACCGCCTCCAACGAGTCTTGTCGGACGCTGGACGGTATTCCCAAACGAGCGTTACGGGTGGGCTGGGCGCTACTTGCAACTCATTGCAGCTTACTGGAGCTCCTGCTTGTGCCTCTGCCGGCAGAAAGACACGGAACCGCATTTGTTGAGGAAATAGTGTCGACGTTTGTGCAGGTGTGGAGGGTTGCTGCGGCTGAGGGGGCGGCGTGAAACCAAGATAAAGGGCGCTGCCGGTTTGCGGTATCCAACCGAAAGGCGGAAAAGGTGAGCTTTGTGTGTTGTTGAGTTGAGTTACGACTGTAACCGCCGAACCGTCGAAAACCTGTACATCAGTGAGTTTCAGATGAATCAGGTCCAAGGCTTCAAGCGTTTCAAAAATCAGCGGCGTACCTTCAGCAGGTTGACCCTGAACTTGAGCACGTGGAGGAACCGACTGCACTACCGGAGCATTCTCTTTTGCGGAGAAGTTCAAATGGACCATAGCCGGCTGCGCAGGCTGTAGCTCCATCCCGAGCATTTGAAGAAACTTAATGTAGTTTCGCTCGGGAACACGGTTCATCTGATAGAGCATCATCTCTGTCAGCCAGGCAAACAGTTGAACGAGTGTGATTCCCGGGTCGCTCTCATTAAAGTCGGTCCACTCAGGCGTATAACGCGGAATGCGCAGCTCCGCCTCGCGAAGAAGATCTTCGAACTTCCGTGTGTCGAGTTGTGGCGCTTCGAGCGGCACCGTTTTGAACTCCTTCAGCCTGCGCCTTCGTTAATAAAGAAGGGATAAACAAGATTGAAGAATGCGTTATTGGATCTGATTCGGTAGTCGATGCGAATCAGCAGATAGTTGCGTTCTTCTGGTGGAGTTTCGACTCGCACATCGACAACGTCGATACGCGGCTCGTATCGTGTGAGAGACTCACGCACTCGTTCCTGGATCATTCCACGAAGTGCTGCAGTGTTTGGCTCGAACACCAAGTCGTGAATTCCGCATCCGAAGTTGGGACGCATTTGTCTCTCGCCTTGAGCTGTCGACAAGATGATCCAGATGCTTTGCCGGATCTTGTTCTCGCCACTCAGGAAGCTGAGCCGCCCGTTAAGTCCGGGCTTGACGGGAAAGTTCCAGCCTCTTCCGAGAAAATCCTGTTCCATTCTGCTGACTCCGAGCTGACTACGCTCAGCCGATGAGCACCGTACTGACGGCTACTACCGTGCCCACCGGTAGGTCGACTGGATCGTTGCAGGTTAACGCCGTATCTCCTGAGCGAGCGGCAGGCTTGTTGTTCATGAAAACTGTGGCGCTGCCCAGGATGATTCGCCCCTGGTTTTTTGGCGGGTTGACGAACGTGCCACCTTGAGGGATGTGGGGTGGTGTATTTGTCGCTGTGCTGTTCAACGTGGCTGCCTGCTTGTTCTCGATGTTGACATTGGTACTCAAGGCGCCGTCGATGGTGCCTACAAAAGGATGAGGAACGGGTACTGGTGACGAAGGACCAGGCGGCTGGATCAAGTGAATGTCTGTCGCGGTGATCTTATCGCCTTGTTTCGCTGCGGGTTGGCCCATGTGGTCGACTTCCTCTTAGTTAATGTTTACGGTGGCGCCCTTAATCGTCATCGTGCCTGTTGCTTGCAGCGTCATGTTTCCGCTTGCTTTAACCTCAACCGTTAACGCGTCTACTTTCACGGTGCCCGCTGGCGCTGAAATCTCGATGTCACCTGTGTCGCACGTGACCTGAATTTTTTGAGAGCTGATGTCGAAAACTATCTTGCGTTTGCTGTCGCTTCCAATAATCTCGATCTTCTCCTGCCCTTTCGTATCGTCGAGTTTGACGATGTGTCCGTTCCGTGACTTGATGAAGCGCCAGTTGTTTTGTGTAGCTTGTCCATCGTCCTCCGGCGGAGTGTCCTGGGTGCTCCAGAGCGACCCGAGAATGTAGGGACGACGCACATCACCCAATTCAAAGCCAACGAGCACTTCGTCTTCCTTTTCAGGTCTGAAGAAGACACCGCGATCTTTCCCCGCCATTAACGTAACGAGTCTTGCCCAGTCACTGATCTGTTCTCCGAGATATGGAAATTTGACCCGGACACGTCCCAGTCTTTCTGGATCGTCCAGATCGTCGACAATTCCAATCACGATGCCATTGACTTGCTGTCCCGACATCAATTCCTCCTTGAACGATTACAGTTCCTCGCGACGACACTCGAAACGTGTGGTGTAGCCGCCGTCGGCGATCGAATGCGTTGTTGAAGTGATGAAGTAACGGCCGCTAAAACGGTCACCCATCCCTGACAGCTCCAGCACTCCGCCGGCGCGCAGATCGGGTAATCCGACTGTTGAACCACTACCTTTCACCATGTCCTTGGCGTTGCTCTCGAGTGCGGCGATCGCCATCTTTTTTGCTTCGTCGTCGCTGTAGATGGGACGGTCGGCAATGATCTCCTTGCGCTGACTAAACGCCTGCTCGACAGCTGATTGTCTGCCGCGGTTGCCGACGCCTTTCGTCTTGATATCAGCCCGGGTAGCTGTCTGCTCGATCTTCCGTTTGTTTCGGTTGTCCCACCCTTTTACGGTTACCTCGCCAACCTGCCGCGCCGTCGTCAGTTCAGGCTGGAACTCGATGAGCGACTGACCGAACTTCATTTTGTACGTGACGCGTCTGATCTGTTCGGATGGACCAAAGTAGAGTTGACTCTGCCCCGATTGACCATTCGTCCCGGTCTCTTCGACGAACAGGTCGTAGCCGATACGACGCGCGCGCTCCATCAGGAAGATGATGTCGTACTGGTTGTCCTGCAGAATGTACTCGTGAGGTTGCTCGGCGGCAGACGCGGTTGGATCGGTTCGCACCTTAACGCTGAGCCGTCCGCCAATCTGTTGTGCGATTTTGCTATCGGTCTGTTTTATGTAGGCGCACGACACCTGCTTGGTACGTAGCTTATGAATCAAGTTCAATCCGGATAACACGAGTGTGGGTTGTCCGCCGGAAGGAAAGTTCGGCCGGAGCGAAGTGATCTGTCCTTTGATCATCAGACTTAACGGATCCTTACCGAAGTAACCCATCCACAGCTCCAGCTCTTTGCCTGGGTCAAAGAGATCGACGTCGAGGTATTTGAATTCGCGTTTATCTGCGTCCCAGTTATTGATAGTGATGTCAAAGCTGTCGACTTCCTTGATGTTGTCTTTGTAAGTGACCTGAAGAATGTCACGCACAACATCCTTGCCAAGCGGCCGGCCACGCAGCTTGACTTCGAAAGTGGGAACGTAAAAGTCCTGTCCCTTAAAAATTTCGATCGCTGGAGCGGGTGTGCTCATGTTTCAGTAACTCTCAGTTGCGAACTACCTTCACTCCAAACACATCTGTTGGTGGAATCTCGAGCACCGTACCGGGAGTGAGCCGACGCGGATTGATTGTCTCGTTCGGGTTAGCATCAGCGATGCGACGCCAGTTCTCCGGATCGTTGTATTCTTCGCCGGCGATTTTCGAGAGAGTTTCTCCACGCTTCACCACTCGACGCTTGGTGTGATCGGCGGATTGGGGATTCAATTCGGCGATTTGCTCTTCGAGCGTCTTGTATTCGCGAAACGTGACTGAGAGAGTTGCTCTCAGTGGTAAGCCGAGCGGATTGAACAACGTAAACTTCTGCTGCACGCTTTCGACGATCGCTTTGAACGAAAGGCCCAGGCCCCACGTGAACCGAATGCGCGGCGGCGCGTGTGTTCGAGGCTGCATCTTCACGAGTTGGTAGATCGCCTTAGTCTGATTTCGCACATCGACGGCGGCCTCTCCCATACCGAGATCGGTCGTGTCGTAGAAGAGATCCAACGTCAAACGTTCGTTCTGCCCGCGGATGAACTGCAGGATGGGAGAGTCAAGACCGGGAATACCAATCTCGGCGATCTGCGCTCCTTTATTCAGAGTGTATTCCGTCGGATTGAATTGCACCGGAATCAACGGTACGAGACCGCGACGCGGATCGAGCGCGTCAGGATCCAACACTTCGATGATTGCTTTGACTAAAGGCATATCTTGTCTCCCTGATCGCCGGTGACTCACTCGCCAACGCGTGCCGGCGGAGCGTTGCTGCGATTGAGACTCGTCGCGTCTTTGCTCTTTTCCTCGTCACGCTTCATTGAGTCCAAACGTTTAAGAATTACCTGCACCAACTTCTCCACCTGTCGTTCGTTCAACGGCAATTCGCCGTCAACGACAGTCATATCAGTGTTCATTTCGCCGACGTTGATTGACATTGCTTTACTTGATCCGCTCGAGTCCCGCGTGACAGAGCTCCAATACTTCAGTCGCAACGGTATTCTGCGTCGCGTTGAGCTCCGGACCATGCCACTTGCAGGGAAACGCTTCTCGGAATTGCCACTCGATCACGGCCGTGCTACCTGAAGGGTCGCGCACGATTACCGAGCCGTTGCGGCGCTTTACCAGACCGCGCGTCAGATCCCAGTACCAGTTCCACATCACTCGATCGACGATTCCTCTTTTTAGTGTCAGATTCGATTGCTTCGTGCGCGTCGGGAATTTGCGCACATGAGTATTGAGACCGCCTTCGTTGTAATCCTGGACCTCGGTCTCCAGTTGTAAGCCCGTGCACTCGCTAAAGCCGGCGACTGACAGATCGTCCAGACGGATCTCAAACCGGAAGGCGAGGAACGGATCTTTACGATCACCTGTAGCCACTATTCACTCCGTTCATTTTCCAGAATCTCGGTACCACCTTCTGTCTTGCCGATACGCACGACCACGAATTCTGCGGGCCAGGGTGGCAGCACACCGATCTCACAGATAAGACGGCCAGCTTCGGTTTGATCCGCAGGATTTGTGGTTTCGTCGCAACGAACGAAGTACGCTTCCTCAGCAGTGGCTCCGTCGAGCATGCCGCGTCGCCAGAGACCGTCGAGAAAAGATCGGGCAACACGATCGACCTCGCGCCATAAATCCGGGTTGTTCGGCTCAAAGACGGTCCACTGCGTCTGTTCGTCGATCGCTTCTTCAATCATGAGCAAAAGACGACGAACATTGATGTAGCGCCACTCAGGCTTGTCCGACGGTGCAATTGTTCGAGCTCCGGAAACGCGCACGCCGCGGCCTTGTTGCGCTCGAATGACGTTGATGCCGTGATTGTTGAGATCACCATGAGCGAGATCATCCACAGCAACACGTACATCCTTCACAGCTTCGAGCTCTTCGTTGGCTGGAGGCTTGTGCACGCCTACGCGAAGATCACCCCGAGCGTAGATGCCTGCTACGTGGCCGGAAGGTGGAACGGTTCGCAAGAGTCCCGTGAGCTGCAACGGATCGGGGACGAGCACCCACGGAAAGTAGAGTGCTCCGTAGGTTGAGTCGATTAGTCCTGGTGTTCCCGACGTCGGACGTCGCCAGCCGATCACCTGTTCCGAATTCAAGTGATCGCGAAGCGAATCGAGAATGGCTACGCGATCCTTCAGACGTTCGCAGTGACCAATCAGCGTCGCTTGCAGAAAAGCGATCTCTGAATCACTAAAGTTGCGTGGGAATTCGAGTGGCCCGCTGGAAGGAGGAGGCGGCTGAGGCTCCTGGTTCAAAATCCGGCAATCGGGCGGCCGCACTTTCGTTTTTGGAGTAATGCGGTCCTTCGGCATGATGTCCGGCATAGCGACCATGCTGATCTCATCGATCTCCTCCAAAGCCGAAAGGCCTAACCGCAAATCCGGTGCGGCACCTTCGCCAGTTAAATGACCAACGGACAGCGAGCCCAAGCCGTCCTTGCCGCCTGTGAGTCGACCAACGCCACCGCGCAACTCCGGCGAACGAGGATCGGGAGTGTTATTGGGAAAGCGACCTCCCGAGAGATTCGTCACTGAAATCAATCGCGAGCCTGAGCGTTTGTCGTTTATGACTTTTTCTACGTAGCGCGGATCGTTCGGATCCATGGAAAGGTCGCGCCACATCTCCTGCGCGTTATCGAGCCGAATAACCA